TTTATAAAGAACTACACCCTTATATTCATCAAGCTAATAAAGCTGCAGGTTGGAATTTTGATTGGGATAGAAGTGAATCTTGTCAGTTTACAAAATACAAACTCAATCAATACTATGATTGGCACTGTGACAGCTGGGACAAAGTATATGAAAAAGAAGGTCCCGATAATGGTAAAGTTCGAAAACTATCTATGACTTGTCAATTAACAGATGGTTCAGAGTATGAAGGTGGAGAACTAGAATTTGATTTTAGAAACTACGATCCGCATATGAGAGAAGAAGCTAAACATTTGAAACAAGCAAAAGAGATATTACCTAAAGGAAGTATTATTGTCTTTCCATCATTTGTCTGGCATAGAGTTAAACCCGTAACGAAAGGAACGAGATATTCATTGGTAATGTGGAACCTTGGATACCCATTTAAATAATATGTATATAAATAATTACTTTAACACAACTATTTGGTCAGAACAAAAACCAGAGTTTATAAAATCTTTAACTAAAGCTTCTAACAAATATATTAAAGCTGCTAAAAACTTTCCAGAAGCTAAAGCACATATAAAAGAATTTGGAGACTTTGGAAGAAGTTATCATTCAACACCATTAACAATAGATAATGATTTTAGAGACTTTAGAGATTACATTGGTCAAAAGTCTTGGGAATATTTAGATCATCAAGGTTTTGATATGCAACAATACACAACACTATTTAGTGAAATGTGGGTACAAGAGTTTGCTAAAAAAGGAGGTGGACATCATTCAGCACACGTTCATTGGAACCAACATGTATCAGGTTTTTATTTTTTAAAAGCAAGTGATAAAACATCTATGCCAATATTCCACGAACCTCGTACTGGAGCACGTTCTACAAAATTAAAAATGAAACCTAATCAAAAAGGTGTTTGGAATGGGTCGGAACTTATTCACTTTAAACCTACACCTGGAACTTTAATTATATTTCCAGGTTATTTAGAACACGAGTTTAATGTAGACTTTGGAATAGAGCCTTTTAGATTTATACATTGGAATATTCAAGCAGTACCGAAAGAGATGGCTAAAGATGTTTAAGGAAAAAAAATATACGATAATACGTCAAGCTATATCAAAAGACCTAGCTGCTTTTGTTGCAAACTATTTTAGTATGCAAAAACAAGTTTATGATACTTGTAGGAATGCTAGATATATTTCTCCTTATGAAAATATCATAGGTCACTATGAACATCAAAACGAACAGATTCCAAATACTTATTCACAGTATTCTAATATGGCTATGGAAACTTTATTATTAAAATGCCAACCTAAAATGGAAGAAGCTACGGGTCTTAAATTATATCCAGCATATACTTATGCTAGAATATATAAAAAAGGGGACGAATTAAAAAGACACAAAGATAGATTCAGTTGTGAGATATCTACCACTATGAATTTAGGTGGTGATGATTGGCCAATTTATTTAGAACCATCTGGAGAAGTAGGTAAAAAAGGAATCAAAGTAGATTTAAAACCAGGAGATATGTTAGTCTACAGTGGTTGTGAATTAGAACATTGGCGAAACAAGTTTAGAGGTAAAGAATGTATTCAAGCATTTCTTCATTATAATAACCGTAAGACTCCAGGGGCAAAAGATAATATGTTTGACAAACGCCCACATTTAGGACTTCCATCTTGGTTTAAAAGGTAGTATATTATAATGGAGGCAGGGCACCACCACATACCCCCTGTCTCCTTTATAATATATGCTACAAAAACTTAACTTTAAACCTGGATTTAACAAACAAGCCACTCAATCAGGGGCTGAATCTCAGTGGGTTGATGGTGATTTTGTTAGATTTAGGTATGGATTACCTGAAAAAATAGGTGGATGGTCACAGCTTACAAATTCTAATAATACTTTACCTGGAGTAGCACGTGCTCAACATGCTTTTACTAGTATTGCTGGTGAAAAATATGTAGCTATAGGAACTTCTCAAGGTTTATTTTTATATTATGAAGGTGAGTTTTTTGACATTACTCCTTTAGATAACGATGTAATTACTGGAGCTGATTTTGATGCAACATCTGGATCTCCAACGGTTACAGTTAATAAAACATCACATGGTTTACTAGACGGAAGATATATAACTTTTTCTTCAGTAACTGTTCCAACAGGTTCAGGTTATACAACAGCAGATTTTACAGGAAATACATTTGAAGTTTTAAATAAAACAGCTAATACATTTGAAATTACTATGCCTTCTAGTTCCGCAGCTTCAACTTCAGGAACAGGTTCGGCACAAATTGATCCTTATGAAATTGTTGGTCCAACGTTTCAAACGGCAGGTTTAGGATGGGGAACTGATACTTGGGGATCAGGTACATGGGGAACTGAAAGTGCAACTAGTGATGTAATTTTGGATCCAGGTTTATGGTCTTTAGATAATTTTGGTCAAATATTAACTGCAACTATTCATAATGGTAAAACATTTACATGGAATGCAGGAGCCGCTACACCTAGAGCAAATAGAGCAGTAATTATGGCTAATGCACCTACTAAGACAAGAATTACTCAAGTATCGGATAGGGATAGACATCTATTTCATTTTGGAACAGAAACTACTATTGGTGATACTACAACTCAAGATCCAATGTTTATTAGATTTTCTAATCAAGAAGATTATAACACTTATCAACCCACAGCAACAAATACTGCGGGGACATTTAGGTTGGATAAAGGTAATGAAATTATTGGAGCAGTGTCTGGTAAAGATTATACATTAGTTTTAACAGATAGCTCTGCTTATGTTATTCAATATGTTGGACCACCATTTACTTTTTCTATTAGACAAGTAGGCACAAATTGCGGGTTAATTGGTCAAAATGCTTTATCCTATTCTAATGGTATTGTTTTTTGGATGTCCGGTGAAGGGGGATTTTTTATGTTTGATGGTACAGTTAAAACTATACCTTGTTTCGTAGAAGATTTTGTATTTACAACAGCTGGAGGTAATCTAGGAATAAACTATAATTCTAGTCAATTAATATATTGTGAACACAATACTTTATACAATGAAATTAATTGGTTTTATCCCGCATCAGGTTCAGAACAAATTAATAGATGTGTAGTGTACAACTACGCAGAAAACGTTTGGACTACAAGTTCACTTGCTAGATCAAGTTATGTGGACCAAGGAGTATATCAACTACCTTATGCAACTGATTACAGTAAAACTGCTTTACCTAATTTTCCAATACAAGGAATAACAGCTAAGTATGGTGCATCTACTTACTATGCTCAAGAAACAGGAACCGATCAAATAAATAGTAGTGGTACAACCTCAATTAATGCTTTTATTCAATCTGGAGATTTCGAGATAACTAATAATAATAATATAGCAGATCTTACAGGCGACGGAGAATACATGATGTCTGTTAAAAGATTTATACCTGATTTTAAAATATTAACCGGTAATTCAAAAATAACTTTATATTTAAATGATTACCCAAGTGAGACAGCAGTGAGTTCTTCTTTAGGACCCTTTACAATCACCACTACTACTGATAAAATAGATACTCGTGCACGAGCAAGATTTGTAGCAATTCAAATAGCTAACGACGCTGTTGGTGAAACCTGGCGTTATGGTACATTAAGATTAGATGCAAAACCCGATGGTAGAAGATAATGGCTAAAGTAACTGCATATATACCTGAACCTAAACAAGATTATGAAGTAGAAAATCAAAGACAGATTTTAGAGTCTTTGGCAACTATAAGAGACCAACTTAATTTTTCATTTCAAAACGATTTAAAAGAAGAACAAGATACCTATAACTATTTTTTATCCTAATGACTATACAATATAGAAACGAAACTTTTGATTTAACAACAACTAATATTACAACAGTGTTGACTATTCCTACATCGGCTGTGGGGATAGTTAAAACAATTCAAGCTGTTCATAACACTGCTAGTAACGTTGATACCGATTTATTAATTAGAAAAAATGGAGCAGGTGCGGATGTACTAATATCCCATGAGATACTTAATGAAAATACG